ACCGCCACCGCTGCCTCCAAACATTGTAACTGATCCAAATACAACTCCTTCAACGCCTACCGCTCCTGCGTTGCCATAACCAGTTGCTCCACCGTTATTTGTTTGGTTAGCACTACCCGCAGATCCGAGTCTTGTTGCGGCTCCACCTGATCCTCCAGCATTTCCACTTGTTCCATAATTTTCAGAACCACCATATCCTCCGCCATTACCTTGCACTGATAATGCAGTTGTATTACCGCCATTGGCTCCGTTTCCGCCACCGCCAATTACTATTGAATAACTTGTTGCAGTTACTGTTTTATTGGGATGATAACAAAGTCCACCAGCACCACCACCTCCTCCTTTAGAATATCCTCCGCCAGATCCTCCACCGCCAATTACTAACATTTCCAAACCTGAACCACCAGTAGTTACTGTAAATGTGCCGTTGGCAGTAAAGGTGTGATACTTATATCCACCACTTGTAACTTCCGTGCCACCAGTTGCAACAATTCCGCTTGACGATATTGTGGGTTGCGTTAATATCCCTAAAATATTCATTTGTTATTCAGCAACCCTGCCAATTACATACCATGAATCTGTACTGACTTTAATACAAGATACCGCGCCAAAAGTTTTAGTTATTGTTGGATTAGTTGATACAGTTCCAGTAGATGCCAAAGTAACGCCTGATCCTTGAATAATTGATACTGTGCCACCTGAACCAATTTTTATTACATTAATAACTGATCCTGTTGTAATTGCAACTGAATTGAATGGTGGTATTGTAACTGTAGTTGTGCCAGTATTTGAATATGTAATAAGTTTGTTATCTGCATCAGTAACCACTAATGTGTCTGATGTTGCGGTAACTGCCCGAACGGCTAAATTGGCTATGCTGTTCATTTGAGCCGCCGTTAATACCTGACCAACTGAAAAAGTTGCCATCACACTCCCCTAATAAGCCAAAGAATCTTCATCTAAAATTCCATCAACGGTAGAGTCTAGCAAAAATCCTACGGCAAAAGGCTGAGCGCATGTAAATGTTACTTGAAAAGTTTTGGGGGTTATTTGATAGGTAAGGCCTGCAATAACGCTATCTGTAACTACATTCCCCGCCGGCAGGGTTTGAGTAACCTCTATTGGGTCAAACATATCTAAACTCAATGCCGCAACTACCCGATCAGGATCATCCTCACCAAAGGCATCAACTGTTAATGAGTTTAATTGTATGTTTACGCCCTGTTCTTTTCGGGAAGCAATAATCATTTGAGCCTGATTTAGCGCATCCGCTGTAGTTTGCATAATGCCGTTTCTGACCCGGCTATGCTGGAAATAATCATTAATACTTGCAGAATCGCTTGCGGTCTGACCGCTTAACCCAGTTGGCGTTACAGTTACTTTATTGATCATTTGATAATCTGAAATATCAAACTCAACCGCCTGGTATGTCACATCACCTGATCCAGGTACATCACTAAATGATGTAACAGCACCGCCTGAAGCAACTATGATGTCATTGCGGGATAAAAATGTTGCATATCCGCGTTCATCCATATAGAACGCGCCCAGGTCTGTACCTTCTACAACCTGGCAGGCTGACAATAATGATCTTGATGATCCATCATCTACCTGCACGGTAGTAGTTGCGGTAGTGGATATATCACGCATACCACCTGGCCATTCTCCGGCATCCAACAGGCTTGAAATTCTTTGAGCAGTGGTTTGTCCGGCTGTGCCACCGCTAACTGAAGTAATGGTTGTCAGGTTTAATAATTGGAATCCATCTACACACGCCAAAGTTACATAGGCTGGATCAAACCCAGTAGGGCTTTGGTAATTCCATTCCTGTACATAAAAAGAACCTAAGTTATATGTAACCCCTAAATATTCTGCCGTAAAGCGAATTTTACGCATTGGTTTTATCTTGCCGTATAAACTTGATCCGGTATTGGCTGGGTTAAATTCACCTGTTTCATCAACAAAAACTATACGCGCTGTACCACCGGTAAATGAATCTGATGATCTATTAAAGGCTCGTCTGATATAGCATTGAGTTACAAAAGATGTTATATCTACTACATCTGCCGCGGCAGTGCCTAATACCGCCCCATCCAAAGGCGTTGAAGGATCATCCAATACTAATGCAGGATCAAAGGAAGCACCGCCCGAAAAATCAATTTCTGCCCGAAATATTGCGGCTGGCATTATCTACCTAAATTAGTTAATTGAGTTACCGCGCCTGCTCTGTTTAAATTGTACAAAGCATCTTGAATTACAGATTGCAATTCACCTTCTGATATAACACTGCCTGCAACATTGATGTTCACGGTAGTACCAAATCCACCCATTTTGTCTAATGGTATAACGGCTTCTGCCCCCGCTTCTCCAATTAAAGCGTAAGTTGGCTGAGTAACAACACCGCCTTCAGCAAAAGGTACTGCCGCATTTCTTGTACCCATAGCCTGATTAACTGCTTTAACATAATCTTGTAAAACATTGCCACTAGCAATACCTGTTTCAATGGCTGGAAATACTTGTTTTTCAAAATATTCCCGATTGGCACTAGCCAATGATGATTTTTCAAGAATATTAGATGGAGATAAATCATAAATTGGTCTATTTCCTGGCGGCGGTTGTGTTGCAGGTGGTTTAACTTGACTTAACAATGCCAACATTTTTCTTATTTCCTCATTGGCGGCAAACAACTTTAATATGTACATCTCAACGCCTAAAGCGGTCATACCCCACTTTTTAGCCAATTCATCTATTTCGCCTGATGTGATTTTGCCATCTTCAATTACCTTTAATACATCCGCGTATCTTTGTGCTTCATTAACTGCGGCTTCTGTGCCTTCTTTAAGTTTTTGTAATATTTTTACACGCGCTTCATCTTCGGCAGATAACTTACGGCTTAAAGCAACTTGTAAATTAATTGCATCAAGATCAAACATTTTTGCAAGATCGGCTTTTTTCTTATCTAAAGCCTGTTGTGCAGTTTTTTCTTTGGTCATTTGTTTTTCTCTAGCCAAAATATCTTTTTGTAATTTAGCCAAAATTTGTTCAGTAGTAAGTTCTTTTTTGCCATAAAGTCTTTGTTTTTCTAAGGCATCAATAGTTAATTGAGATAACCCTAAATAACCCTTTTCTTGTAGTATGCGTTCTTCTCTTATCCTTAAACCTTCTTTTTCAAGTTTTTGGAAAGTTTGAAAATCTCCTGTGAGTACATCTAAATTTAAATTTGCAAGATCTAAATAACCAAGAAAACCACCTTTAGCAAAAGATGATCCTAAACCAACTAAAAAATCACTTGACTTCTGAGCGGCAACTTCTAATCTTGCTGAAAAAATATCTAAGTTAGATGATCCGGTTGTAATAAGACCGGCGGCAACCAAAAAACCTTGTCCTAAAGTTTCAGTGGCTTCACCTGCACTAATTTTAAATCTATCTAATTGACCTGCAAAAGTTTTAGTCTGTGCTTCGGCTGATCCAGCATATTTATCCAAATTTTGCATCAACTTAATAAAGCCCATTGATTTGGCTTCGGCGGTTGTAAAGCCAATACCTAATTTAGCAATTGAATCATAACTACCTATAGCGGCTTTATTTATTGCGTTTAAAACAGTATCTAAATCCGCGCCCGTGCCGGCTGAGATATCTAAGGCTTTACTTAGTAGATATTGAGATGATGACAAATCACCAGTTTGCGCAATTAACTTTTGTAATGCAGGTACTAATGCATCTTCAGTTATATTAGTTGCTCGTTGTAAATCTGCTACAAAGTTTTTTACATCAGGTAAAGCAAACTCCTGTCCTATGCTCTTTAGTGTAAGTTGTAATTGTTTATCTAATCTTTCCTGGGCTAAGGCGGCTTGAATTGAATTTTTGGCAAATATGGCTAAACCTGCCGCCGCCGCTATTCCACCGGCTTTTGCAAACGCTTTTAATCTGAATGAACCTGTTGCAACTACCTTATCAAAGCCTTTTAGTTCTTTAGTTGCACGCTCCAAGCCTTTTTTATCAAACTTGGTTAAGAAGTTAATTGCAACATATTGACTTAATGCCATGATTAACCCCTAAATTCTTTACCTAGATATTTTTTTAACACGCCGTATAGATTATCATTTACTTGCCCACCTAATTGTTGTGATGCTCTGTAAATCAATCTTTTTTCTTTGTAAGCACCGCTATTAGCAGTACCTTGTAATTTACCAATAAATGATTCACTAGCATTTGGGTTACGGCTTATGCGCCTAGTTCTTGCGCGTGAGCGTGATGATCCAAAACCTGCCAACTCATATATTATACCTGGTACAGATTTATTTACTATGGCTAATGCGGTTACTGAAAATGTTGCGCCTTTAACTCTTTGTACTTTACTTTTAGCCGTGCTTACTCTTATGCCGCGTATAACTTCTGTTTGTGACCATTTCCAACGACTTCTTTTATTTTCGCCAATTGTTCTACCCCGGTGAACATTGTCATTAGCCCAACCCCATTGTGGTGGGTAGTTTGGTTCAACATCACGCCAACCCGGAAATGGTGAGTGTGGTACAAAACTTTGTGCTAATTTAGCAACAGGCTTTACTGCTTTGCTTAATTCCCTTCTAAATTCTTTTTGTAAATCAGGATCAACTTTTTTCATTTTTTCAAGAAGTTCAGTTAAATTTTCAACATAGATTGATGGCACTGCCGCCAATGACCTAGATCGGCCAGGCAATTCTGAATATCTAGGTCTAATCATTATTTACGCCTAACTGTTGCCTTCTTATTGTTATAGTGCCGTTCTTGCAAGATGGCTTTAATGGCTAAGTAAATCGCTGGATCAACCTCTAGTAAATCTTTAGGGCTGATACCGGTTGCAACCGCCACAGATGCGATTTCGTAGATTTGGCCGTGGCGGTCTATCCATTTTTTGAATCATACAATAAATCAATATCTGAATACTGGTTGATGTAGTCATCACCAAAGGCTAAATCTGTTTTGCCGGCATCCTTTTCTAGTCGCCAAGCAAACCACCACAAATCACTTTCCATTTGTAGTTCACCTAATCTCTTACGCCAACCTGTTTTAAATTCGGCTTCAAAAGCCACCTTTGCAGATGGCGTAAGATCATAGGTAATTTTCTTACCGTCTTTTTTAACAATTTCAATCTTGTGCATTGTCCCACCCTTTTCTTATTACGCGCTTGTTGATTTTGTTAATGCAGTTACTGGAATTGAAACACTTACGCTTGCAACTGCATCAACAGCACCGTTTATAGGTGTCCATGATGAAATTAGGCAAGACATTGTGTAACTTGGATTTGTTGCGGTTACTGTACCTGCTACTGGTATCAATTTGATATTCAGTTTAGTACCTAGCGCATCTTCAAACAATGAGTTCACTGATGATGATGCAAAATCATTATACAGTTCAAGATTTAGCGTTGGGCGTTCAATCCCACCGATCATGTTCTGTATATTATCTGACATTGCAGTGATCTCTACTTGATCAATTTCGCGTGCTAGGCTTACAGTGCTGACATGATCAGTAATGGTAGTTGTACCAACAATCACGGCAACTTTGTTACCCATAAATATGGCCATATTTTTCCTTTCGTTACTAACCTATCAACTCTACTGAATATTGATAACTTAGGTAGTCAATATTAGCGGATGTTATTGTTCCAGGGGATGCAGACACAACCCTTAGCGTTTGTACAGCACCGCTTAATGTTTTATCAGCCTCAATTGCGGTTTTAATTGAAGTTGAACCGGATGAGGCAAGTAGCCCATCCAATCTCTCTTGTCCATTTCTTTCACTCATTCTACCAACCACAACAATAACTTGGCAGGTTGCAGAATCAAATCCTCTGTTCAATGTAAAGTCATAATTCATAGACAATTGGCCAACTATTGCAAAAGCATTGTTTGTTGGGATATTTGTAGAATCAGGTACATAATCAAATACGCGCAATCCGGTTATTGCTTGTAGTGCAGTTTTTAAATTATCTCTAACGGTGCTTGGGGTCATGCAATAACTTCTTTTTTGTATGCCCTAACCA